CCACCGAGATCTTCCACAGCAGGCTGTCCTGGAATTGAATGGGACAGTTTTTGCATTGGTTCAGCTGCAGCAGCGCCTTTCGTTACTACGTTTTCCATTTCTTGTAAATTGCTACCAACGGACATTTGATTAGATATTTTTGTATTAATCTATATTTATTTATAAATTAAAGATTTGACAGGAATTCGTTGAACAAGTTCAACTTATGCTCCTCAAGTCTTCTTTGGTCAACAAGAGTGTTAATTCTCTTTTGAGTTCTCTCTGCGAGTTGCTCACGAAGGATTCCTCCTTCCCAAACCCACTCTTTTCCTTCCATAATTCCCTGAACAAAAGCATCAGGTGCGGAAGGATCGGCAACGATGTCAGCAGCAGTTGCTAACATGAAATCTTCACCGACAACTTTGTGACCTTCATTTGTGGTTCTCAGTGAACCAACACCACGAGAAGAAACACCGAGCATTACACCTTCATCAAGAAGTGAAGATGCAATTTTACCCATGGGGGTATTAAGAATTTGTGCCTTACCTTTAAAATTACTTCCCTCCTGAACAAGTGAAGTAATCTTATGAGAAACGCGATCAAGGTTTACGGTAGGACCATCGGGATGTCCGAGTTCTCCAAGAGCACGACCCTTTTTGACAAAGGTTTCGTTGTATCTCTTTACCTCGCGGGAAAGAGTTTCCATGGGATACATTCTTCCATTACGATTTTTGATGTCTCCTTGAAGAAAGACACCCTCAATGTACAATTTTTTACCGGCACCTTTGCCTTCGGTAATGATCTTTACGTTTGAAATTTCTTCTGTGATAAGTTTCATTTTTTTATGCAGTAAATCCTACTTTTGTTGCTCTCACAGCAGTGTTATCAGCCCAGATAACATAACTTGCTTGCTTTTCCAAAAATTCAACATGTCCTGTTGGCATACTAAAAGAAACGGTATCAGCAGCACCAACAGTGCTTGCCATACTTACAACAGCAGTGCTACCAACACCATTGTATAATCTCACAACCGTTGCATTAGAAACACTAGTTCCACCTGCAGAGCTATTACCAAGAGCAATTTCATCACCGATTAATAAAGTTCTTGACATTATTCTTGTTCCTCTGATGATTGATTGTCACCGAATAAGGATGCACCGACTGTTGGACGAATAGTATCAATTCTTTGTGCCGCTTTGGCATAAAGAGCATCCTTGATCTTGTCACTAATGTCCGATGCAGAAGCATCCGATCCTATCAAATTTACAATTTCTTCCATAAAAAGTGATTATAACTATATTTTTTATTTATATCTCACCGCCTTTTGGTTCTTTTACCTGAGTAATATCTCCTTGTGCTTCCAAGTCTGGTTCCATTGGAACATCACCCATCATGCCCATTTCACCTTCTTGTGGTAATGGTTCTCCAGTAATAGGATCAATTGAACTTGGATCTGGTATGATACCGTCCTTAATTTCTTGCTCAATCTGTTCGTCCATTTCAATAATTTCTGTATCAGTTTGACGAAGAACTCTTTTGCGAACCCATTCGGTAGAATAATACTTTCCAATATAAGGTTCAATCGTTGCAAGAATACCAAGACGCTCATTGAGCATTTCTGATTCTTTCAGTTCGGCAAATTGATTATCATAAAGAAAATCATACTGAATGTGATCGGCAATCATTTCCCAATCTTCTGGTGACACAATGTTCTTAAGAATCAATTGTGTCCTCAGCATATCGTTAAACATCTGAGCAAATCTCTTTCTCAGACGACCGACGAACTTGGCAAATTTAAGTTCGTCTCTCAGAATTTCGGAAGAACGACCAAGGTTAAACCCACCATCGGCAGCAATTCTTGATTCTGGAACTCCAAGTGCTCTATAGAGTTTCTTTTGGAAATACTCAATATCAGCAAGTTCTCCTAAGTTTTGTCCACCGGGGAGAGTGGTGATTTCAGTTCCACGACCACCTTCTCTTCTTGGAAGCCAAAAATCTTCCAACATGGACATAAATTTACGATCATCACGAACTTCTCCGGTATTTGCGTCGTAAACCAGTTTGTTACGATAACGCATCATAACATCACGGAGATATTGTTCTGCTTTTACCTTTGGAAGATTGCCGACATCAATATAAAAAATTCTACGTTCTGGTGCTCTTGACAAACGATAGATGACAAGAGAATCCTCAATCATTCTGAGTTGATTGAGTGCTTTGATTGCTTTATGTAGATATGAGAGAACAGAACCCTTATTTCTATCTACAAGACCAGAAGTTACATACGTGATAGAATCTTTGGCAATTTTGATCGAATTTTTCTGCTGTCCGCCACCCATTGATGGATAGTTTGGTGTGGGAGTATATAAGAAATACTCATCAATTTCTGGGTTAATAACTTTTTCTTCTGAAGCAAGACGAAGATTTACTAGTCTTTGCTCATCCTTCTTCTTTTTTTCTTGGCGAATATATTTGATCTTCATTGGATCAATATATCTCAATTCCTTGATACCCTCTTGTGGTTTTTGGGTATCAATAACCTTCAAATAATAAAGTTTACCATCAACATACCAATTTCTAAAAATTTCATGGGACTTTCTATCAAAGTCCAATATTTCTTTAATTCTTTTAAATTCATCACGAATTGTTTTTTTCAGTCTATCGCTTGCATTCAAGTTAGATAACTCAATCTCAATTGGAGAATCATAAAGATCGCTAACGATTGCCTCATTTACGACATCTTCAATGGCACCATCACACTCTGGATGAAGTGCCATTTCACGATATCTTTTAATTAAATCATATTCAGTTCTATATACACCTTCTATGTCTACATATTGACCATAAAATCCGCTAGAAATATAATGATCAACCCCGTCCTCATTAGTTTGAGGAACGGGGGACACTATAGAATCGGATTTCTTTTCTTTATCCTCAATAGAAAAACCAAAAAGTTTTGCCATATTATAATCTTGTTTTAGACTGCTGTTCTACTATTTAGGCGATGTCTTCACCGCCAGCATTAGGAGAAGTTCCCCTTGATGCTTCCCACCACTGAACCTGAAGTTCTACTGTGAACTCTTCAATGGTGTCAGTTGTCTCATAACTTAAGTCAATGGTTGAGATGTTGGTTGGGAATACATCATAGAAATGGTAAGATCTGAGGATTCCACCATCACGGGCAAGCTGATAAACATATGCATCTGCTTGATATGCTTCTGGATCTGTCAATCCAGTACCATCATTCATCTTGTTGATGGTGTTCATCCACTTCTCAAATGCTGAGCGAATGGAGAAATCAACATCGTTGATGACGGTAATTGTCCAAGTCTCAAATGTTCTGTCTCCAGCGATCTTAAGAATACGACCTCTGAATGGAACATCGATTGGAGCAACTGTTGATGCTGGCAGTGCCGCTGCCTTGACAAGAAATCTTGCTTTTTGGAGAGTGTCATTATCGACACCAACGGCACCAGGGAATGCTAACTCAACTTCAAATAGATTGGGTCTTGCACCACCACCAGTTAACTTACTCTTGAAATCGGTGATTTTTCTGAGTGGAATGTTGTTTACTTGTTGACGGGTTGCCATAGTTCTTTAAACCTCTAATTTAATTAAACGTTACCAATTACTTCTTCAAAAGCAACACCAGTTCTGGTGGCAACAAATGTAAGACCGATGAAGTTAATCGACCTTGCTGGTTTAATGTAGATGTCAGCAATAAACTCATTATTATCTATTACTGCAGCAGTGTTATTTGTCTCATCACAAACAACTACATAATCTTGGATTCCTCTCTTTGCCTGAACATCACGGAGGAATGGTTCAACGATATTTACAAAGTTGGTTCTTGTAATCTCATCGTTAAACTCAAAGAGTTGATCTTTAGCAGCAGCAGAGATTGCATCTTCGAGGTAGATGAACAAGCGACGAACGTTGATTCTGTCGAATGCTGAAGACTTTGCAAATCCAGTCTTATCACCGAAGAGAATAATTCCAGAACCAGGTGAGAAGATGACTGGATTTACTCTTGCAGAGTAAAGTCTATCTCTCTGAATCTTGGAAGGATTATAAGCAAGTTTTACTGCATTAAGGATTGTTCCCCTAGCAGTTCCTGCAGGTGAGAACCATGGGAACTGATTGATATCGTTGCGAGCACAAGTTCCAGCGATGTCTCCATTCAGAGGAACATAGCGGAAGGTGTTTGCAAATCTATCATACATGTACTTATAACCACTATCAAATACTGCATAAGTAGATGATGTGATTGGAGCAAAGAAACTCAGAACGTTATCGGTAATATCAGAATCTGAGTTAATTGCTGCTGCTCTATCATCAGCAGTATCGGTGATTGCTGCACCTCTGTATGGTGAGATAAATGCAATTGCATCCTTTCTTGCCTCAGCGACTGCAACTAGTTTGTTAGCGAGTGCTTGTGCATTTTCCTTACTGTATGATGCAGATCCCATCAGAAGGAAGTCTACTTCATAATTTTCAGTATTTTCGAGGAGTCCATAACCAGTAACCAGACTGCTAAGATCAGCAGATAATGCACCAGATGAATTGATGTCTGTTCCACCATCATAATTGTTACCAGAACCCAAAGTGTTATTTGAGTTTCCAGTAGCAGCAAAGGTAATTCCTTCTGCATCTTGGTCCCAACCAACGTCGGTTTCGAGATCAAAGTTTGCACTAAATCCAGTGGTTACGATTCCTGCAGGAGCACTTCCACCAAACAGATATTCTGAATTATTTGCAAGATACTTTCTCCAGTAAGAAGGTGAACCTACAGAGAACTCAGCATCTTTTGCCTTGGAAAGACCCAGGTGCTTCTCAAGGATTGTTCCAGCATTACCAGTTACTTTTCCTTGTGCATCAATGACAACGACATGAACCTCATCAAATCTTGAGTTTCTAGCGGCAGCATACTCGGAAGTTCCTGGACGATCTGCTAAAGTGTTCCACTTAACTGTTGATGATGAAGTCAGTGTGAGATTCTGTTGATCGAACCAGTCAGACTGTGCAGTTACTGAAGTTGTTGCATAAGAAGTGTTAACTCCAGCAGTGTGAATTGCAACGTTACCAGAACCAGAGAATGCATAAACACCAGATGGTTGATAATCTACTTCAGTTTCTGTTCCACCAGCAGAGACGTGTGAAAGAACCTTGACATAAGCATTAGTTCCATCAACCTGAGTTACAACTCCTTTCAGGTGTCCATCAAGAACTGTAGTTGTTCCTGCTCCTGGAAGAACTGCAGAAATTGCCTGAGTTACACCACAACCCACTGCAATATTGTTTGCAGCAGACAGTGTAAGAATTTGGTCTGCCTTGGCATCGATAATACCAACTCTCAGACCGTTTGCCCATGAACCTGGGTTTCTAGCAGCAACAGTTACGTCAGTGATTGTATTCTCATCATATCCAAGTTGCTCATAATGCTCAACGCTCTTAATTTTTACGCTAGAAGCAGCGCCAACAAAAGCATTGGTTAATTGTGCGTCATCGGATCTTACAACTCTCAGAGATCCACCGTATGCGAGGAAGGATGAAGCTACCATCCAATGCTCGTAATGCTTATCCTGAGAATATGGTTTACCGAAAACGTTAAGTAAATCCTGTTCGTTCTCAACAAGTGTAGGAAGTTCTACTGGACCTTGTGCAAATGGTGCAACAATAGCTCCAATACCGTCAGAAGTTGGATCAACTCTTCCAACCGTCAGGTCTACTTCTCTTACGACAATACCAGGAGATGCTAAATTTAATGGCATCTTGTTTTTCCTCGCAATCCAAATTTATCTAAAAATATTTATGGAAAAGGGTATTTTCAGCGGGGAAACCGTGCGTGAATATCTACCAATCAGGATATTCCCAATCTAATTTCTTTTTCTTTTTAGATTTAACTCTTTTTATAGTGCATTCTTTACATTCATATGAGTATGCGGATGGCAATGTTCCCCTATCTCTTCTGGTTAGATAAAAATCGTCCATTAGACTCTTTACTTTCTTACACGCCCTACATTTACGATCAAAGAATAATAAGTGTTCTAATTCTATTTGATCGTCAAAGTCCATTACTTATAATCCCACATATAAGACATATCTCCATATTCATCTGTGTACCATCTATCTCCACTATCATCTACAAATGATCCCATTTCGTCTATACCATCGACGATAAATCCAAATGGTGCCATATCCTGTTCAATCTGATTTTTTTGCTCTTCATAAATTCTTTTACGAACATCATTGTCCGTCATTTCTTTGAAGTAGTCTTGTGCTACCAACCATGAGAAAATAACAAGGCACATTGCCAAGTCATCATTGCATCCTTCTTCTGCCTCAAAAGAATTATGTCTTTGAGCAAACGTCGTTAATTCCGATATGATATCATAATCAACAGTTAACAACTTATCATCTTCTAAGAGAGTTTTTAAGTTAGAACATCCCAACTTTTTAACGGCAGCAGTAGTTCTAACACCAAGTTGAGATTTTTTGCCGCTGAATCCAGATCCAACAATTTGTCCAGCACGACCTCTCATCGCACACATAAGAACATTTTCATATTCCAAATCAAAATGTAGAATATTTGCAACTTGGTCTCCAATATCATTTACTTCTACAAGTAACCAGGCATCATTATATCCTTTTGCTACCTCATGAATAACACTGGGAAATAGCATTGGTTTAATTTCATTATTCCTATACTTTGCAATTACTTTATACGGAAACTCTGTAATGTCAAAAACGATAAATGCTGAGTAGTCATTTCCAAGACCACGAGCAACGTCTACTGTAATCAAATAATTATGTTCTGATTTTGGGTTCTCATATATGTCTAGTCCTGCATTCCTTTTGATTGGATTTTCATATACAAGGTTCCTAAGTTTTGCTGGGTTAATAAGAGTGTTTACAGAACCTAAGAACTCACACTCAAACTCAACCTTAAACTGCTGTTCTGAAGTGTTGGCAATGGTTTGTTCTTTCCATGCTTCATCACGACCAGGAACTTCGGACCAGTGAACATCAGTTGGTGTATATTCATTCTTACCTCTCTCCGCATCATGCCACATGCGGTAGAAGTGATTCATACCCCTAGGGGTAGAAACGATAATTACCTTTGTGCTCTGTCCAGAAGAAATAGTAGGATAAACAGAGGCAAAGAAGTCATCAGCAA